ATCATCAGGGTTCTTGTTTGCCGCGCATCTGCCGTTATCTTGCTCTGATACTGCGTTGATGTGCGGATCATTGCTCCTCCATCGTGAGTGCAAAGTCTTTGTACACCCAGTCATTTGCCGCCGCTTCAATCCAGAGCAGCAACTTTTCCGGGCTGTTCGTAATCATGACTGTGGCTGTCTTTGTCGCGCCTTCATCCTGGTACGTGAAGGTGAAGAAACTCGATGCCAGATAGAGATCCATGACAGGATCGATATAGTTCCAGGTGATAGTAGGCCAGGAGATCTCGAAGCGTTTCTTGTACCCCACAATATCAGTCACAAGGCGCATGTTCGCCAGTCGTTGATTCGTGCCGATGGCGAACTCAGTGACACTGAAAGCCCCAGGATCGGGAAGGTCATTTGTGGCGATCATCCAAAGAGAGGACATTATACAGCCCCCCTCGCCAGTCGCTGCACTGTGTATTTTGAGAGCTCTTTTTCGAGTTGCCGGGCAGATGAAGAGCTAGTGATGATGACTGAGTTGTTCAGTGTAAGACCTCTTGACGCTGCTGTTGCTGCGGCTGCCGATCCTGAAGGACCGGAGACTGTGGAGGCTGCCGCAGCAACAGCAGTGTTGGTAAACTGTGCATTGGATTGGCCTGCAGTCCCGTTGGTGAGCGCCTGAACATCGGAGATCAGCTTCTTGATCTCTTCGATCTTCTTGATCCAGTATCCGAACTTGTCCTGCACCCACTTGTCAATCGCAGAGGCGATATACTTCAATGCCTTATCTATGGCCTGTTTGATGCCTTCCCATAACTCAATAATCTGGGTCTTTGCCTTGTAGTATGCTGCATAGGCGTCTGCAATGGGCTTGACGAAATATTTTTCAATCGCAGCCTGTATAGCTTTTACGGATTCTGTGATTCCAAATATGGTATCATCAATGGTCTTGATGATCGCCGTCATTAGAGGCAGTATCCAATCATTGATGAGCTTTGAAATTAGTAATAATGTGCCTTTCAGAATTTTGGCAAAGTCATTTAGTATTACTGCAATACCAGTAATCAGCAATTTCAGCGATGTTTGCAAAAGCGCCAATATCGACGGGACATAAGGTCCAATCAGTTCCATGATTCGCACAGTGAGATCCTTGATGGCTGTCCAGAGTTGCTCGAGTTGGGGCTGAAATTCTATCCAGAAATCTTTTGCTGCCTGCACCAGAATATCCCATATTTTCACGAGCTCCGGCCAGAGCACTTTTGTAATCTCATTTATCACCGGCTGCAGGAACTTCACCAAACTCTGCCACGCATTTGAAAGCCAGTCAAGAGCAGCCTGTATCTTGCTCTTGAACTCTGGTCCTGTGAGATATGCGAAGGCGTCTGTGATTGCCTTTCCTATTGCGTCCCATATCTCTTTCGCTTTCCCTGCAGCAGGGCTCTGCTCCATCCAGGCGACAAATCCATTCCACCACTCTTGAACCTTCGCCACTGTATCCTTCACGATCTTCTGTATACCCCAGAGATCGGCTTGCCATGCGGCATACAAGCCCGCGAAAATACCCAGGGCAATACCTATGGGATTACTCGCGAAGAAGAGTCCGATGCCACGCAGAGCCAGAAGCACGCCGCCGAGAGGACCGAGAAGGCTGGACATACCGCCCGCAAGACTGCCAATCAGAGGAGTGATTACCACCAGTGCTCCAGAGATGGCTGCAAGTGGCGGGCCCCATTCCTTGAGCGCTGCGACAAATCCAGGATGATCCTTCAGGAAGTCTTTTATATTTGTCACGATTGACTTTATGCCGTCCGAGATTGGCTTTATGGCAGGAGCAACTACGGTTTTAAGCGGCTCGAAAGCTGCCTTTATGCCGGTTGCGAACTCCTGGAATTTTGTCTTTACCTCATCGATCTTGGTGCCGAACAACTCCTTGATCTTGTCCCAGGCACCCTGAAAGACAGTGAGCATTTCTTCCGCTTTACCCTGCTTCATGTATTCCCAGAGTTTCCCCCAGGAGTCCTGAAGCACTTTCACGATCTCCATCGTGAAGTCTCTGATCCCGCCGAAGTTTTGTTTCCAGGAGACATATACTCCGGCCAACATCAGAGCAATGCCGAGACCGATGGGAGAGAAGGCCGCTGCGAGTAGAGAACCTATTGTGCCTGCTATTGCAATAGCCTTGGCAACGAAGGCAGAGATACTCATCAGTGCAGCGCCGAGAGCCACTGCCACGAGAGACCCCATAGCCCCCCACTCGGCGAATGACTTCACGAGTTGCGGATTCTTTTTGATGTAATCCATCACGCCTTGAGTGAATGACGTGAGCGCCTTAACTCCTTTTGTTATCGAGGGGAGGAGTGCGTCACCTATGGCTCTTCCCACCTGCATGAAACTCTCTTTGAGCACACTGAGTTGAGAGTTGAGCGTTTCCATCTTTTTCGCCATTGCGCCCTGAACCGCTCCGCTCTTCTTCATCGCTTCAGAGTTGGCGTCTATTGACTCAAGGTTGCCTCTCAGTAACTGCCCGAATACTGCGTAATACTCCTGTCCTGCTATGGCGTTGAGGTAATTGTTGCGCTCCTCGTCCGACAACTTCGCAAATGCCGCCTGAAGCTCTTTCAGTATCTGACCTACAGGCTTCATCTTGCCTGCCGTTGTCGTTGAGGCAAAGCCGAGCTTTTCGAGATTCTTCAGCACTGATTCCGGTATAGTGTTAGGGAAAGTCTTTTTAAGTTCAAATATGATGTCTTTCATCGGCTTCATCTTGCCGCTTGCATCTTTCGCATTGATTCCAAGCGCAGCAAAAGCCTGACTCTGTTCCGTGGTGGAGAGACTCTTGAGCCATTTCCCAAGATCAGAAAGGGTTTCGCTCATAGACTTGGCTTTCTGTGTGCCGTCATATATACTCACATTGAGAGCCTTCAGCGCATCGGCTGCCTCTTTGGGCGGAGCCGACAGCTTTGCAAGTATGCCCCTCAGGGCGGTGCCTGCCTCAGCCCCTTTCAATCCGTTGTCGGCAAAATTGATAAGGACTGCAGCACACTCTTCCATTGAGATTCCCATGCCCGCTGCCGCTTTACCAGCGATCACCATTGCATCAGCCATTTCCTTCACATCGGCATTACCGATCTGGGAGGACTTGAAAAGGATGTCTGCAGTATGAGCGCTTTCCTCCATGCTCTTGCCAAATATCTTTGAGATATCAGCGCAGTAACTCACCGAGGAGGAAAGGTCAATTCCCACAATCTTCGACAGCGCAAGAGCACTTTCCGAAAGTGTCTTGAAGCCTTTACCGCCAGCCTCCGCGCCTGTGCTGAGAACATAGTAGAAGGACTTGAGAACCTCCTGACCGTTGGTGCCATACTTAATAGCGATGGTGTTGGCGAGGTCTTTGACCTTGCCCTCCATTTCATAGAACTGTTTCCCGGTCAATGAAGTGGCAGTCATTGTGTTGCGGAGCTCGTCCTGGAAATTGGCTGATGACTTCGCCGCCAAACCGAAAGCCCCCAGGCCTGCCGCTCCGATCTTGGCAAGATCTTCTCCGATCTTCCCAAGTCCTTCGAAGGCAGCTTTGATGGCCTGGCCGCTTTCCTTGGCCGACTGCTGCACCTGCCGCATTATGGCAGAGGCTTCATCTCTCGCCTTGATTATCAGCTCTGCTACTGTTGCCACGTTCTCTCTTCTCCTTGAGTTTCTGCCTCAGTCGTTCACGTATCGCTGCAGAATCATTATCGGGCCGCCCCTGATTCTGTGCCCGCTCCATCAACTCTCGCTCATAACTCATCGCTTCGAGCAGCCACACCTTCTGCAAGTACGTCATATCGATCTGGCTGCTTATGACTCGGCACCCCTCTTTATGGAGCGCCCATGTCTCAATCCCGATTGGACTTCGGGTGAAACCTCTTCACCTGCGCTTCCTCACCCACGCCCGAGAGTTCCCTGACGGCGTTGGCGATCTGTGTGCTGGTCCCGCCGACGAAGCACTTGACTTCATCAATGGTGAAGACCGATTTTCCGTATTCATCGACAATGCACCAGGCACATATCTGTATATTGCCCTCTGCAGATTCCTTGAATATCTTGGCAATCTGAGAGGTGCTGACCTTATCACCGAGGGAGCGCATAAACTGCTGTCCCATGTCACCGTCTACGTTCAACTTTTCCATGTCTATCTGCATGTCAAGTCCCGAGAGGACCATGCCCTGCAGTATCGTCTGTTCGTAATCGGCGAGAGGTCTGATGGTGACACCAACCTCTTCAGCGCCGATCTTCACTGTTACGACTTTGCGAAGATTTCTACCGGCAAGAAGCCGTTCTTTGACTGTCATCCAATGCCTCCTTATATCGTCTGCGCTGTCCAGGTTGCGCCGGTATCAGCAGTCTTGAGAATCGTCTCAAAGGTGCCTGCTATATACCATGTTGTTGCGCTTGGCATGGTCACGCCGTAGTAACTCACGTTAGTTGTCCCAGGGTCTTTCTCAGTCCACGCCGTTCCTGCATTCGCTGTGTAATAGCAGGTATCTGTATCGCCCACTACTACTGCCACCGTTGCGCTTGTGCAATCCACGCCGCGAAGGGTTGCCGTCACGCCAGCTATGCTTTTGTCTGCCCACGTATCCCCGTCTGCAGAGGTCAATACCGTGCCTGTCTCTCCGACTGCGATCCAGATATCAGGCGTTCCTTCAAAAGCAGTGACGGCAAGCAGGTCAACGGTAACGCCGCTTGTCTTGCTTGTCCATGTGGTGCCATCTGTGCTGTCCAGGATCTTCCCACCAGCTCCCACAGCAACATACTCATCAGAGATCCCTGTAATAGCATAGAGGTCTGTGGTGATTCCGCTCGTCTTGGCTGCCCACGTTGTTCCGCTGTCGGCAGTGTAGTATATCTTTCCGCCAGAACCGCAGACATACAGCGTTGTCGCATCAACGACGAACATGCCGTACCAGTCATAGGTTACGCCTGCCGGAGATACATCTGACCATGCATCGCCGTCTGTGGTTTTGAGGACCTTTCCATCCATACCGCAGGCATAGCCAACTACAGCGCTGATCATTTCGATTCTGTTGATTCGGTCTGTCCACGCCGTGAGGCCAGAGGTAAGCGCATCCCACGCCGTCGCGCCTGCATCATCTGTGCAGTGAATGAGTCCTCTTGTCCCGCCTGCCCAGATATTAGAGGCATCATAGGCATACACACAGCGGAAGAAACACTCCAGCGCATAGGCGAAGAAGCCTGTGTCTGCTGTTGCCTGTATTGCATAGCCGCTTGTTTCGTCATAGAATGCGGTGAGTTCAATGCTATGCTTCATCTCATCCCTGCCCTTCACCGGCTGCCCCACGCTCTTGAAGTAGCAGCGAGGGAAGGTGAAGGAGTAGGCGAAATAATTGGTGCCATCAATTGTGTCATCATCACTCGTGAGCGCTATTACGACTTCCTTGCTTGTCACCGTTGTAGGCCCTGAAGCTCCGCCCCAGAAGCTCACAAGATGCGTTGTGGCATCAAATGGTGCCTCAATGGTGATGGGAATCTCAGCAGCGTTGACATCGAACTGTTGAGGGAAACGACTGCCGATCCTCACTCCTGCATCTGCACTGATATTGTTGTTGTATTCGAACGATACTGAGTCAACACTCTGAGTAGAACTGTCAATCTGCACGCTGCCGTGACAGAAACTGAAGAAGCCTGTCTCGTGGGTATCGATGGCTGACTCCGCCTTGATTGTGCCGAGTGAATCCTGCTGCGCCACAAGTGCCGCCTTGCCCATTGCGAAGTCATTCTTAGGGATTTCAATACCGAGTGAGTTGATCTTGCAGCCTTCGAAGACGTGCTCCAACTGCTCTTTCCCAATCCGAGTGGTGAAGCCTTTCAGAGTATTGCCCTGCGTGAATGTGTGCCGGTACGCTTCCTTCCCGCCGTCGAACTGCAGGCAGTTGGAATAATCGCCAAGCGCCCATTTCAGGAACCACGGGAAGAACTCCCCTTCAATGGCCTGGCTGATGTCGCCTTCAGGAATGTATTGACCCTTCGCCACCACCGTTGGTGATCTGTGAGTGATCCCCACATACGACAGCAGGGAATCCTTCGGTACATCCAGATTCGCCTCTGACGCATCAACATAATTGAATAATGCATCGGTTGTCTGCTTCGTGCCGAATGTCGCCTCTTCTGCTACTCCAAAATATCTTACGCCTCCCATAATCTTTGCCTCCTTTTCATAATAAAAAAGCGCCGTGGAAGGCGCTGACTCATCGCTATTGAAACGGCTATACTATGCCGTTATTTTCTTACGTGCATAAAACCAGAAATAACTCCACACTGCATCAGGAGCGTTTCCGAGTGGTTCAGTGTCTATCTGTGCGTTCTCATCGAAGCAGTCATTGCATGTGCCAAGAAGCGTTCTCGTGTTATGTGTCCCTATAGTGTTATATAGAGCGCTTCTGGTTAATGCTATAATGTCGGCAGCTTTCAACACTCCGCTCCAATGCGAGGGTTCTTCCTTGGTTACAACGATGATCCTGAACCTGAACTTTACAATCTCACTTTTGAAGCCACTTGTCTCCCATTCAATTGTTTTGAAGTCGATGTATACCGAAGGAAACAACATATCAGCATAACTTTTTCTGCCGAGGATTACACGGTTCACATTCGGCTCTAATACGTCTGTTTCAATAGAGAGCCCAGGACTCACCCATGCACGTTCAACAGGCTCGAAGTCTGGAACATAGGTTTCCAGGAGAGTCTTCATTGCCTTCGTTATTGGATCAAGATAATTCTCTGCTACGCTTACGCTCATCGGAATATCTCCATCACATGTTTGACTGCATCACTCACATACTTCTCTCCGCCTGCTTCAACTCGATCCTTTGCCTGCGTCATTATTGCCACAGATTTCCCTGTCTTACGTCTTCCGATCTCTTTTGCGCCTGGATGAGTTACCATCTCCATGCGGACAATATCGGTCTTCGGGTTCGGCCCAACGGCGAAAACAAGATACTTCCCTTTTTTCGGGGTGATATCATAAGGGCCGCCTGAATGCTTTCCATCCTGAGATAATGCCGATTCCGCATAAGGAAGATCGCTGCCTATGGTTGTACTTATTTCCCCAGGATTCTGCTTCCAGATTCCATTAGGTCCACCTTTGAGCGCCCATGCAAGTTGGTTCTTCTTCCTCATAATCTTGGTGGGCTTGCTTTTCGGAACAATCATCCAAGCATCACTCACCGGGCAATTGTCCGCCATCCAACTTCGCGCATCAGTACCTGCCACAGTGACAGCCCTGTTCAACGCCACCTTCAGTAGTGCTGGAGCCAGTGCTTCCCCTACTACCTCGGCAAGATTGCTCTTTAGTTCGATGATCGAAGTAGCCATATCAGTATGTGTCCTCTCCCTCATTCCTCGTATCCTCAATCAGCTTTGTACTGCTCTCTCCTTCGTCGTTCGCTACAATATCAGTATCATCAGACTCAGTAAGATCGTGTTCATACGACACATCAGGGTTGACTGCTCTGCAGACAAGATTACGAAAAGGTCTGAGCATGCTTGTCATCTCCTTGGTGAAGATGGGAACCTCGCTTATCATTGCCTGCATACCATCAGCTATCACTACCTTATTCATTTTCAAATGTTTCAGCCACACGAACCAGTTACCTATTGCCATACTGGCGACTTGCTTACAGACGTTCTTCATGTGAGTGTAATCAGTGCCGCCTATAATGGTTGACGTGAGGCTGCCTCTGTTGAGGATAGTGCAGATGTTGCTCTCAATGCCTGCATGCACAATGTCGAAGGCGGCCTGGAACTGATCAGGCGTGCGTCCCAAGTCTGCCGCAGTCACGCCTTCCTTGTTGAAGTACTGCGCTTCAAGCTGGCTGATGAAGATATGGGTATACGACATCACGCCTCCTCAATGACATTGAGCTTCACTGCTCTCACTGCATCTTTCGGGGCCACCGCATAGAAGTTGATCGCTCCCTCGCCTGCGCCCGCGAAGTCAACATTTCCCGAAGCGTTTTGGTTGTTAAGCGAAAACTCTTCCTGCCGTGACTTATACTCGTGATCCAACTGCCCTTCTCCGCGAAGCAGAACGAAGTCATCTACATCGCCGCGCATACGGATCTTGTGCCGCTGGTTGAGTGGAGTGGGAGGAACGGGATAGCCACGGTGAAAGGTGAGTCCTGCCCAGTATCCCCCGTAAGAGGTCTTCGGAAGCTCGACAGTCGTGATCTTGATTGTGCTTGTCTTTCCCTGCGGCATGGCTTACCTCCGTTTCTTCGGCTCTGGCTTCTTGGCGTTCTTGCTGCCGAAAAGAACCTCTTCCAGAGATCCCGCTTCGGACTTACTGATTGTCATTGTTTCCCGTTCCGGTCTGAGTGCTGTGTTCTCAGTCGGTCCAACTTTCTGAACATCGGGAACCTTTCTTGTGCGCCACTTCACAACCTCGGCAATGCCAAGATCCTCGTACTCCTTCACGGCTTTGTTGTTCGGGATCATTACAACCTCGCCAGGCTTCAGCCACTGACCGGATATCATTTGATCGTTCTTCACTTTCACGCGCATTACAGCGCCGTTATTTACTATCACATTACACCTCCTTATGGATGAGAGAAAAAGAAGAGAGAGGGATTGCTCCCCCTCTCCATTGTCCCGGTCATTATCTAGGTTGCTGCGTTGTCTCTGATGCCGTCGATGTAGCCGAAGTTCTTGTCGTGCCTGAACAGGCAGTTGACCTCGAATATGAGGTTATACAACACCTGGTCATACTGGCGACAGGAATAGGTTGTTCCACCGCTGACATAGGATGCTGAGGGGTCGGCAGAGGTAAGCACATCCTGCCATATACCTATTACCATATCGCTCCATTTGCCAGCGAACAGGATCGAGCAGTCTGACTTACCGCTGACCGTGCGGGTATTTGGGATCTGATTGGTGACCTTGTACGGATACGAAAGGAGCGTCGGAGGATCGCCTGCATTGTTGGGCACTGTGAGAATATAGTCTCCGTTATCGGTCTGTATGGCTCTCATATTCCACTTTGTGCGGCTGTTGAAGATCCATCCTTCCATTATCCCATTGTCTGCTTCGATAGCTCCTATAAGATCCATGAGCCGGTTTACGTTATTGTTCGTGGTAAATTTCCCATAACCAGCGCTTGCATCCATGTTAAGAGCGTTGACATTGCCGCCCAGATGATCCAGTCCAGTCATATGACCTGTTGTGCCATCACCGAGAAGCATCTCATACTCAGTGAGCAATGCCGCTTTTTCGCGCATCAAGTCTTGTGTGATTGTGACAGCCTCATCTCCTCTGCGAACCACTGCGCCATCTATCGGGCACAATGCACCGATTCTGATAGGATTCCATGTGCTCCTGGTGAATGTGGCATTGGATACAGTGATAGGGTTACCTGTCGTGAAGCAGTATGCTGTAGGCTCTGTAGCCAGAGTGTTGAGGGGGACAGGCCCTGTTGGGAAAATCGTTTTAACGGGCAGGCCGTTGAATACCAGTGCATTGGAGAGTAATTCGATGTACTGCGATGATGCGTCTGGGATCATGTAGTGGCCGCCGGTGCCTGTGTCGTCCAGGAGTCCGACTCTCTTTTCTTTGCCCCCGACATCTTCTTTTCGGAAAATCTGCTCACAGAGCCATTTGTCATCGGGATAGTTCCTGACGCCGTATGCCATTGCTCTCACAATTCTCGGTGTGAGTTTTCTGACGTTCTTAGCAGTGATGGTATTCTCTTCGGGTTCGCCAACAGGCTTCTGCCCGGCAGCGACAAAGCCACGCATCTGCTCGAAGACTTCCGTGTACTTGTTCTGCCATTCCTCGGCAGACTTGGTATATCGTGCTTCAACCTCGTCCAGCTTTTTGTTCAGGCGCTCAACCTCATCTCTGGTGATCGGGTCTGAAGTCCCCTGATTTTTGGAACGCTCTTCCTCCCTGCGGGTTGCTGTGTCTCGGAACTCCTTCATGAGCTTTCCGAACTCGTCCATCTGAGTTTTCATCTCTTCCTGTGTCATGTTATACCTCCGTAAGTATTTTTTTCATTGTCGTGCACATCTCGGCCAGTGCTGAAGCCATTTCATCAGGCACCTCATCGGCTCTCTGCTCCTCTGGAGTGGCTGTCACCGGCTCCGTCGAGGCAGGGAGTGAAAGAGTCTCCCGCTCAAAAACAAACGCCCGCTGCGACATAGCCGCATAGGCGTCTTCAATCCATTGTGCGAAGCGCTCGTCAAACTGTGAGAGCATTGTGTGAAGGGTCTGATACTTTTCTTCTGGCTGGAGTGAGCCATAAAGAGCATTATCCAAAGAACTATTGAGGGTATTGATGAGAAGCCAGGGAGTCTGCCGTAATTGTGCTGCGTCGAAGTCTGTGTCGAAATCGCGGGTCTCCAGAGCGAAGCGGTTTCTTACTGCGAGAATATTTGCAAGCTCATTTGCTCCCCAAGTTACAAGAGAAAATTCCCAGAGCCGCGCTTCTTTGATATACCGTATTCCCTCTTTCCAGGTATCTATGATTGTGTCGAATCCAACGGAAAGATCGCTAATTACTTTGTCTCGGAGAAGGATGAGAGAGTCTTTGCCTCTCGTTGTTTCAGAGATTCTTCCTGATACGAGAAGGCCGTTTCCATCACTTTCCATAGTTACAGGAAGGCCGATAGGTTCCTCAGTGTTGTGCTGCCAGAGAATCTTGATTCTGGAACGGTTCTCTTTGATGGTCTTCTTCCATGCGCCCTTTTCAAAGACGCTGCCATAACAATCAATATTGCCATAGCAAGAGGCATAACCCGTGAAGGTGCCCTCCTCCATATTGAACTCTCTTATCTCGAAAGGAAAGCTCGCGTATTTTTTTCTCACTCTCCACCTCCCCAAATAAAAAAGCACCCCGAAAGGTGCTCTCTGAATCGCTATGTTGTTGTGCTATCTAGCCGCCATACTGCCCGCCAATAGCCGTCGTGTCATAAGTCGTGCAGCAGCGGCAGTGAACTATGTCATCTGCGCCAGCTCCCAGAGAACGATCTCCAGGGAACATCAACTTATTGCCCGTTCCGCTCTTAAACGCTTCCTTCATCTTGCGCCGCTGCCCTGTGATATCACCGTGAGGATCACGCTCTCGACCATCAATGTTCGTATGCCACTTCTTGATCAGGCCATCTCCCAACTCTGCCTCTACCATTGCATAGTAGTTGCCTGCGCTTGCTATTGCATGAGCCTCGGTAATGGAGATCCGCGCCGCCCTGAGATATGAGCCTATCTCGTCGAGTTCCAGAATCTCATCAGCCATCTCCTTTGCTGTGCGACCTTCTTTCAGCCCGCTCTCAATGATGCGCTTGATCTGGAGTTTTGTGAAGTCATTCACATCCACTACCATCTCGCCGGTCACATCGGCCAACCACTCTTGAATGAAGTCTGCAAGGCCGCCTGTCTTCTGGTCATCACGTACCTCGAGATCGGGCAGCCAGATTCTTGCCGACTTCTTCAAGTCTTTCCGAGTGAGGCCCATGAAGTATTTCAGGCCCTCGGTGTAATAGTCGGCGTAAAACTCTTTCAACTCTTGCAGGCTCTCTTTGTCGTGCCCTGCCAGCAGCGCCTTCACGTTCGGCTCACCGCTCATTGTGCGGAGTTTCTGCTCGACATCCTGATAGTAGCCTGAGAGGATCTCCTGGATCTTCCCTGCGCCTTTCTTGGCATATTTGTCGATTCGCTGAGTGAATATCTTCAGGTATGCAGGAACCTCAGCATCCTTCAGGTTCAGGATGTTTGCTCTTGTCTCATGCTCTGCCGCCCGTCTTCTCGGCTCTGCTGGTGCCTGCGTCTCCCCTGTCGGCAATGCCTCTCCTGCAATCCAGATGGTCCCACTCTGAGGGATGAAATAGAAGTCACCGCTGGGGTTCGGTTCCCATCCACCTTCTGCCCTGCCCTCGTTCTGCGTGATCAAGCCGCTGAGAAAATACTCCTTAGCCCGCTTATCATTGTAATCCTGTGACTCCTTCAGCGCCTTAACATCGCTGAGATCATAGGCGAGAGCCACATCATCCCCGAAGAGAGGGCATATCCTCGTATTCCACAGGTCCAGAAAGGCGTCGAGCTCCGGTAATATCGTCTGGCTCCAGAAGATCGGCTCCGCTTCCTTGATGTTGTTGTATGTCGCCCTGTCGAGTATACCCACCAGGATTGGCGGCACACCAAAGACAGCGCATATCTCTTCTCTCGTGAGTTTCTTCAGGAGGATGTAATCAGCATCCCTCTGTGAGAGAGCCGTCTGTATCCATTTCAGGCCACCTTCAAGTATTACTGGCCGCCCTGCGTTGTTGGTGCCCTGCCAGTTGACGCGCACCTCCTCGGCCATCGTTTTGAACTGCTCATCTGAGAGCATGCCGTCTGTGTAGAGCACGCCTGACGGTCGAGCCTGATTCTTGAAGGTGTTGTAGTTCCAGGCGCTTGCCTGCGTCTCTGTGTCGATTGCGTAGGTTGCCACCTGGATCGGGCTGAGTCCGTACCAGTCATTGCTCGGATCAAACTTCTTCTGGTGCAGGATGTCCTCTGGCGGTATTTTGTCGGGGTTGCCCGTATCGACATTGTATTCGTAGCGGTCGATGTAAGCCGAGGCATCCTTACCCTTCTTGACCTTTCCAGGAACGATCTTCATCCTGTCTGGCCGGAGAAGATAGAGATTCGCAGGTGCCTTGCCTACCTTCTCTGAGATGTCGTAATAGTTGTTGCCTGACACGTTCAGCAGAATCGACTGTGCGCGAAGAAACTCTGTCCAGCTCTGTTCTGTGTTCGGCTTGTCGAGCAGTGATCTCAGTGGATGTGATCCCTGGTAAGGCTCACCATTCTTCTTGTGCACGAGGTTGAAGGGCACACTGGAGATCCTATTGGCGATCTCATTGACGCAGCGATATACCCATACCGCCTTCTTATAGCCATCCTCGCTTGCCCGCTTGTAATTAATGGGCTGCGTCTGAGCCTGCCCTGCCTCTGACGAGGGTATGAAGAAAGAGAAGGATCGCTGCTGCATGCCGAGAATGAATCTGCCGAGTGCCGCTCGTGCGCGTGCTACCAGTCCTGGTCGTATCATTACTTCTTTTTCTCCAGTGTGTCAATTCGTTTCTTCAGTGTTTCAATCTCACTCTTGAGCGCCCTGATATCCTTCTCGTTCTGTTTCTCCCGCCGCTTCTCGCCTGTCACGGAATCTTCGATATAGTCTGCTACTTTCGACATTGATTTGCCTCCTATACTTGTCTGCATCGTGGTGTTTGCACCACTCCGGTATCTATCTCTATTCCCGCATAGGACGCCACATCTACACAGTCATCATGCGCCCCGTTCGGGAACTTCAGAAGCTCTTCCTCGTACACATTGACCCATGACGCTCCGAGAGGGTGATAGACCTGGCCGTTCTCATACTTTACTTGCATGGGTATGCTTCTCGAAATCTTGTCTGTATCGGCTTTCAGCTTCTTGATTGCCACGCCCAGGCGCGAGAGTTTCTGGAATATCGCAAGGCCGAAAGTCTTGTCTTCCACTGCCTGATATCGCGGCTTATGCTTCTCGCGTTGAGTGAGCATAATAAACTCGTGCTCAACAGTCTCTACCTGCTCCCTGTACAGGTCAATGAGAAGCAGGTTATTATCTTTCGTTACCGCCCACGTCCCTATAACGGTATAGTCGCTTTTCTGCTTTTCTGTCGCTGCAGGGTCACAGGTCTGAAAGATCCAGCAATTGTCCTTGTCATATCGCTTCTCGCCATCAGGAGTAATGAGTGTATAATGCTTCTCTTCTTCCCTGAAGTACCTGAACCATGCCTTTTTGAACTTCAGGCCTTCTGCAGGCGCTGGCCTCTGGTTGAGTTGCCCTGCTGCACTGTGACTGCCGAGCTTTCTTATCAATGTCTCTATGGATTCCTCGTCGAATCTCTCAGGCCAGAGAAGCTCTTTTTCCTCAGCCCTTGGATCTTCCCATCCAATCGAGGTGAAGCATTTCCTTTCAGGGTCGAACTGAGCTGGCAGACAGAGGTGTTCCCATCCACCTTCTTCAAGCACTTTTCCGGAAAGGTCTTTCTCGTGGCCCCTCTGCATTACGATGACTTGCCTGCCGGTCTTTGGGTCATTGAGTCTCGTGCTCATTACCTCCGACCACCACGTCAATACACCTTCACGCTTCAGGTCTGAGTGAATCTCCTTCAGGTTGTGAGGGTCATCCACAACAATGATATCGCCACCTTCGCCTGTGCCTGTGCCGTCAATAGACGTTGCTATTCTGTGCCCCGTCTTGTTGTTTTCATACTTAAGTTTTTCGTTCTGGTCCCCGGTGAGATGATATCTATCGCTCCATCTATCCTGATACCACTTGCTCAAGATGATCCTGCGGCACTTCACGGAGTCACGAGTGCTCAGGCTCTGTGCGTAACTGGCGAACAACCAGCGCAGTGAAGGATCGTTGATCCATACCCACGTAGGCCAGAAAACAGAAACTGCCAAAGACTTCATGTGCCTCGGCGGTATGTTTATCAGGAGGTTCCTGATCTCTCCATTGGTGACTGCTTCCAGGTGTTCACATATCGCTTCTATGTGCCACCCAGAGGTGAACTCATTCTTTGGCTCGACGAGGTGCCAGGCCTGCCGGATGTATTCGTGAAAGCTGGACTCAGCTTGTTTCTTCAGTTCCCGCTGCTTCTTGTGGTCCTCCATAACCCAGAGCTCTTTTTCGATCCTCGATTGCTCTGTCAAGTTCATCATCACTCAATCCTGAAAGAGTTGCGAATACGTCAAGAGTGCCTGCTATCTTGAGAGGTTTCCCCTCAGCGTTCCCCAGATTCAAAGTGTTATCCCGCCACTTCTTAGGGTTGCGGCCCTTCATCAGAAACATCAGAAGAGTGTCTGAATACTCGTGAACAGCGCCGCATTCTTCACCTTGGTAGAACACGGGCTTTCTCGTGCCCTGATGCGCCCGCCTGTATGCTTCCCGTTCGAGTCGCTCCTCGGCGTCCTTCTCTGCTTGAGTGAATCGCGCCAGGAACTCAGGGTCTTCTTTCCAGTAATTCACCATTCGCCTGTCTACGCCCGCGCTCTGAGCTGCATCCAGTATGATTCCTGTGAGCGCAAAGGCTGAAAGGAAAAGGCCCTGCTTAACTTTCTTTGTGGGCCTTTTTATGCGGGAAGTTTCAGGAAGTTCTTTACCTTTCTTCTTAGGCACATCTATTCACTCACTCTCGGCTCAAGTCCGTTGTTGAGGCAACGCTCTAATATCACGCTGACATACTTGACGGTAAATGTTTGTTATGGTATAATTAAATTATGGCTTCAAATGTAAGACTTAAGCAAACAAACATCTGCGAGCATTGCCATAATGCTTTTCATCCTTATGCAAAAGAGCAAAAATATTGTTCTCATGCCTGTTATAACCCTTATCGTAGTGCTCATAGAAAAAAACGCTTTGACTTAACTTGCGATATTTGCGGAAAGACCTATCAGGTTCTTGAATACCGTAAAGAAACAAGCCATTACTGTTCAAGAGAATGCTGGTCAAAGCGCCACCCCCCTGATGAATTTGCCTGTAAAGTCTGTAGAATAACTTTTGTCACATGGCATAGAGACAGCCAGTTTTGTTCAAAACAATGCGCCGACCGCTATAAAATTGGCAAACGGGGCGGTAATTATATTGACGGTAAATCTCTTGAAAGAGATAGAGCCCGTCTTTCTCGTCAACTTCTCGAATGGAGAAAAGCGGTTTATCTGAAGGATGATTTTACCTGTCAAATTTGCCATAAAAAAGGCGTCATAATTAATGCCCATCATCTTCAATCTTGGACAGATTATCCTGAACTACGCTTTGATGTTTCCAATGGAATAACCCTTTGTATTGATTGCCATGGTAAACTTCACAACAAAAACTTTTCAAATCGTCGCAACAAAACTTGCCCTAGTTGCGGCGCCTCAACAACAGGAAGAGGCATTAATGGCCGATGTAAATCTTGTGCTGTCCGTGATTGGCATAAATCTAGGCGCCCGACAATCTAGGCTCTAACCCATTATTAACAAACCTCTGCAAACAAACACTGACATACTTCTCAGCTATCTCCATGCCCATGCATATACGCCCTGTCTGCTCGGCGGCGATCAGGGTTGTGCCAGAGCCGAGGAAGGGGTCGTAACAGGATTCTCCTTTTGCTGTGTTATTGAGGATAGGCTTAGCCATACACTCAATCGGCTTTTCGGTGCTGTGCCCTGTTTTTTCTTTGCAGCCTCTCTCTATAGGCCATACCGTTGTTTCGCTTCGACTTCCCTGCCAGTTGTGTTTTTTACCTTTTCTGACGGCATACCAACAGGGTTCATGTTTCCAATGGTAGTCGCCGCGAGAAATAACAAATACAGGCTTTGCCCATATTATTTGACAAACAATTTCAAAACCACATTTTTCAAGGCTTTCCTGCACTTCTTTGGCATGCCGGTCGGCATGCCAAGCATAGGCCACGTCCCCCGCGAAAAGCGAATAAGCCTCTGACCAATCAAGACGATTATCGTTGGTCACCTGTCCTATGGCGCGATCAGCGTGGGACAGGTGACCGCTTGCCGCGGCTTCATTTCTCCAATTTGCGTCATATTCTACACCATATGGCGGATCTGTGACCATCAGTATGGGCTTATCGTTTCCAAGTAACAACTCCACATCCCCCGCATCAGTGCTATCCCCACACATCACCCGGTGACCCTTCCCCTTCACCGTGAGGCTCGGTACCTCCCACACCTGCCCGCGAGTCACCTGCCACTTCTTCTGCAATTCCTCGGCCTTGTCTATCGGTGCTTCGTCCTCAGTAATGACAGGAGCCTCAATTATCCCATTCTCCTCCCGTATCTCCTCAAGCAACTTCATAACCTGCTCATCATCACTCTGTATGCTCTTCAACAGATCGTCAAGTTTCTCTTTGTCGGCGGCGGCCATCGCTGAGATAGGGTCGAATGTGGCGAGGACTTCGGCTTCCTCTGCTTCGGTGAGGTCTACGTGTATCACGGGGATGGTTTTCTGACCCTTAGATATTGCAAGCTCACAACGAAGGTGGCCATCCAAAATAGTGGCGTTTCTATCGTTCTGAATTACTCCTGTCACGAATCCTATATCATTCAAAACTCCGTTGAGTGCATCCTGTTGATTTTTGGGATGTATTCGCCAATTCTTGCAATTTGCAAGGAGTTGAGAAGGATCTTCCTCGGTGATTCCCACTATCCGATTTTTCCACTGCTCAGGTTTCTTCCTCACTCTTCTCCTCCACCCATCCAGCACTCCCACTGAGAGCACCGAGAAGCGTCATGCCGCTCGTCTCTGCTCTCGTCGAACACCAAGCACTTCCCCTTTCGGCCAATCAACCTGCGCCAGTGCTTGCACATAAAGCACAGAAACTGCATAGGAGAGCCTTTCGAGAGGGGAAATAAAGAAGCCCGAAAGTCGATTGACTCCCGGGCATTCCGCTACATCAATATCATAACATTTTTACAAAATATATGCAAGTATCTTCAAATGCAAAAATTTATTTTTCCTCCACCTTTCTCAGCTTCATCTCCCAGATATCCAGCTTTACCGGCTTCTTGGTCCACTCCTCATAGCTCTTTCGTATCTCCTCAGCATCTTCAACCGTGAGCCAGTAATGACCGAGTTCCATAACAGGCGAGAATCTGTAGAACCACTCGCCCTCATGGATTGACAGGAATTCCCCTTCCTGGTAGATGTCGTGTGATTCGTGTATTCTGAGATAGTACCGTGTCGTGTTGCCCCACGTCTGCAGGGCTTCATACTCCTCCTTCGACACCATCACCATACCCTTCTCATTAATAGCCTTTTTGATCCACTCTTCTTCCTCTTCGAGGCTTTGATGAACTTCATTCTTTCCGGTCCACCAACACTGAGGATTCACACAGGTATTGGATCTCTCTGCTTCGAGGTAGTGCCTCAATTCAAGCGGCGTGTTGCATTCAGGGCAGTTGTCGCTCATAGTTCTTCCTCCCTATTCGTATGCCATTCCTTGATCAAGCCGTCTCCCGTCACCGGAACAGTAATCTCCAATTTCTTGATAGCCTCCTGGCGCATCTCTTCTCTGGCTCTCAGATATGCCTCCTCCTCTGTTGCTCTCTTTTCCGCGAGAGTCTCCACGACAAACAAGTCAATCACAGTCATGATATCTTCGGCGAAGTCTTCCGCATGCACAGGCCAGCTATGGTCACTTTTCAGCCACTCAATCAACCTCTGTTTCGCGGGCTCCCGCAGTTCGGCGGTAAGCATTGAGCCGCTATAATCAGGGTGTTGGTATGCCGCTATTGGAATCATCTCGCCTATTTGGTTGTCAAAATCTATTATCGGCTTCCCGTTGAAATCTCGTATCATTTCTCTTGTGCCTCCATTGAATGACGAAATAAACTCCTGAACTGCTGCATGACCTCAGCATGATTCTCATCTATCTTATCAGAGAGAAAACAAGTAATGTTAGACAAAGAAGCAACCATATCTAACTCGCCTTCGTAATAAGCCAAAAGATCACAGAACTGACACACATATTTTTCCTCTTTGCCCCTCCCAGTCGTCACTCTCCTTTCTTCAAGATGATCTTCTCTCCTACAATAATAACATTTTTTAGACATCTTCTCCTCCTCACGTCCCATATTCCGCTCTAAACAGCGGGTTTTCTCCCACTGGCTTCCGCTTCCTCCCTGTTGCTTCAGGCTTTCGCTTCACCGGCCACTGATCCAGTTTGTGCCGCTGCTGCCTGAGACACTCCCTGATCTCCTTCGCCTCTACCTCGCGCCTGTCAATCGACGCCGCGATCTCCATCCACCGCTCGACCGTGCGGCCCGCGTAGGGTTCCAGCGCATAACATTTCTGTTCCTGATCGACGAAGTATCCCCTGCAATGCGGACACTTCTCCAGCGGCACAAATACAGGTATCTCATCCAGCGCTCCGAAGTAGCTTTCGAAGTCAATTTCCTGTTCGCAGTTGAAGCAGCGTACCGATACTATTATTGAGTTTCGTTTCGCATAGACAGCGTGGAATCCTACCTGTAAAACCTCCATCAGACCTCCTCTTAATAGCTATTTTGCCTCATTCTTTGCACAAACTCACTGAAAATAGAGCGTACCATTGCCGAGAAAATTTCATCAGCGTTATTTTTGAAAGTATTGATGAGCTCCTCGTCCACAATTTTTTCCACCGATCGGCCATCTTCCAGCGTCACCCAAGAGGAGTAGCTTTGCATTCTTGTTTTTACCAACTCTTTCAGCCTACTCTTCAACTCCTCTGCCACAATGGCTCTCAACTCTTTGCCCACAAACTCCTGAATAGTCTGCGTTATCAGTGCATCCCATTTCTCTTCAGGATACACGTCGAACATTATGCCCTTGATTTTCTCTTTGATAGCCTTCGTGAGATCTGAATCTCCTGAAGGCCCTCCTATTAAACCTGCGCTCATCCCGCCTCCTCATAATATGTTTTTAGGAGGAAGCGCCCATCCCATCTCCCAGAGCGCCCATCCCATCTCCCAGAGCGCCCCTCCTCCATGAACCTGAAACAAAGCTATGAAATTTTCAGAATTATTGGCACCACCTCGCTTCCGTATAGTCTACCACTGCGCCGCAGTTGCAGCAGGTCCAGAAATACACCATGCTGGTATCGCTTGCCACATATGCCTTATGCCCACAGGCCGGGCAGATTATCGCTTTCATTGAACCTCCTCATCCCGCGCACTCATCGCACATCAACTTTTTTGTGATGATGTTGTAACTCCGCTTACCACCGCACTTGCACCGCTCACCTATCGCCTGTACCTTCACCTTCGTCTGAGTGCAAAACAACATCTCCCCATCGTTCTCTGTCGGGTAGTATGACGCCCCGCATCTCAGGCAGTGCCCCTGGACGCGCATATTGAAGGCTTCGTGGTGCTCGACCGGGCAGACATTACCACAAGGACATACGACTTCAGCGATCTGGATAGTGCTCCAAGTGGTGGTCATTCGTCCTCCTCAAATATCACAGGCGCTACCTCTTTCGCAAGCTCCCGCATCTTGTTCGCCATCTCCCTGATCTCCCACTGTGCCGCCTTATCACAGCGAAGTTTGAAAAAGTGGAGAAGTTCCCGCGCGTTCATCGTAACAAGAATGTTCGTGCACATCGCAGAGGGGAGGATGTACCGGGCGTCTTCGGAGGGGATGCCATCTTTCAGCATCGCCTGATACGTCTTGTAGCAATACTCCATGGTGCGCTCAAAATTGAAGGAAAACCGCTCTGCCACTGACGGAGGCGTGACATACTCAGGCGTCTCACCCTTCATCTTCACATAACGCTGACTCTGCTGTGAGTAGGAAGCTATTCTGTGCCTCACAAGCTGATGGCTCGTCACTCGTGATATTCCCTCGATAGAGAAGGTGAAGACTGCGTGCTCAATCACCGAATGATGGCCACTCTTCACACAGGCTTTTACGCGCCGCTCTATCGTGTTGTTTTCAATGCTCTCAATTATCTCCTCTGCTCCCTGATGGGAGTAGCATACCCGCGCTGCTACTGCTGCCAGCCTGTCGGGTCCTGGTGTGTGCGCTATCAGTGTTACTTTCATCATACCCTCCTTCTCAACCAGTTGATTTCTCTCCACGCTGCCAGGAGACTCTTCTCCATCTCGGCCATCTTGCGCTCCATCTTCTCCCATTCCTCGGCGTCACGCTGCACCAGTGGAGGGGGAGCACATCTCGCTCCTTCAATCTGCGCCACTGTTGACTGATAATTTGGCGGCTTATCGTTGGGGACTTCATACCAGTCTTGCTCACTGTTTGTGTGTTTCATCACCCCACTTCCCTATTCTCTCGGCACTACTACTCTGGTTATCAGTCCCGCAGTCTCCTGGAGCGTTTCAATGTCCTGCCGCAGAAGCTCGGTGAAGGCGTGTAGCTCTTCCACTTGTTTTTCGAGCGATTTAATGCGCTGCTCTAACTGTTTCATTCTCTCCGCACTTTTCAGATCCGGACATTGGAAATTCATACCTCTACCTCCCCTCGCTCACTATTGCTTCAATATACTGCAGCGGATCACAGCAGGCCCGCATTATTTCCAGTGTCTTCTCTGGGTTTTCCCGTATCCACTTGACCACTCGCTTCTGTTTGTCTGCCGTCATGCTGCCCTCCTGAATAATTCTGGCAATCTTGCCCGCAGGTATGAGAGATCGCGGTAGATTGTGCGCTGGTCAACACCGAATCTCTCAGCCCATTTCTCAACCTCTATCTTTGCCGCGCCTCTCAGCATTATTGATATTATGCTCACCGTTCGGCTCAGTCTAGACTGTGAGCCGTTGTATATGCTTCTCATTCCCACAACCTCGCTTTCGTGTGCTCTTCTACGGACTTCTCCACTCGCTCTCTCACCACATCGAGCGGGTCGAAGAGAAACCACTCAGGAGGAGCCCACCTTGTCACGGTATCCAGAAAATAATCTTCTGGATACCACGGCACTTCATTTTCGCCCCTGCCACGCCATAGGGCTTTCACCTCTGCCCGGTGCTCTGGCTTGATTGACCTGAGAGCCAGTCGAATATCCCTGAAGCGGCTGATCCTATTCTTCCGCTGCCACTCTTCCCATCCACTATCTATCCGTTCAATCCTCGCCTCTGGCGACTCATCCACGTACCCCTCGCTCACTGCAATACCCAGAGCGTCGAAAAGACTATACTTTTCCTTCTGGCGTTCAATCGCTCGTCGAGCTGCTGAGAGCCTGTGAGCCCTGCTCATGCCCTTCCCTCCAATATCAACCCCAAGAGTCTGTGCGCTCCGTCACCGTGGATCGCATTGTTCCACCGCTCCTCCATCTCAGGAGTCCATCGCCGCTTCTTCATTTTGTGAGCCTCAGTCCGCTGCGCTTCGGGATGAACTCCCCGCCAGTAACACTTCTGAGAGCAGTACCGGCGCGGGCTGTTTCTCCTCACGATCATTACGTCACCACACTGGAGGCAGGAACTGAACAGCCGGTTGTTGTCGAGTCTGGCAAATCTGTGCCTGCAGATCTCGGTACACTGGCAGCAGGTTTCCTGAGTCGGCAGTTGTTGGCACATCACGCTACCTCCTCAGTAATCACTATCTGAGCCCCTACCTCTCGTATGTCCTCGGTATACCGCTTCCTGATCACGGTGGTGACTATCTGTGAGTCATCGTGATATGCCCACCCGTTGAGTGCATCAGATACACTCTTTGCGAGATTGTCATAGTCGGGCTTAATGGCGGGGTATTCTCTGCGATTCTTCCCCTTTCGCTTGCTCTCTGGCCGCAGGAAGATGAAGTCGAGAGAAGCCTGCAGTGGGATGCCCTGTGAAAATATCGGGAAATCATTATAGTGCCCGTATCGCAGGCGGAACTCGGTGCGGACTTCCGCTTCATACTCTCTCGTGTTCTTCGGCGTTATGCTCCGCACTGTGGGCCTGCCGCCGCTGTGATTAATGGTGTTTCGTGTTCGTCCCTTTGGCTCTGGCGTCGATGATACGAAAAAATCTATTTTCACTTTTCAACCGCCTTTCTCAGTATCATATAGGCGCAATTAAGTATTGCGGGACAATCCTTACAGGCACAGGTGCAGACCTGCGGCAATAGCTTCAAAGCCTCCCATATCGCTGATCTCAGCCTCTCAATATCTTCATCCTGCTTGGCAATGTAATCAGCGTTATCCCTCACTGTCTGCTCAAGAGCGATGTTTTCAGCCTTCAGGCGCTCAATCTCGGCGCATGACTCATCCTCTCGTCGCTTATGCTCTGCTGATTCAGAACTTTGTTTTTGGTATCCCTCCTGCATTATCTCAACACCTCCTCAATCTCTTTCAGCAATTTCCCCATCGTCACTCTCGCTCTGATATACCCTTCGCCGTTGACCCCGCACTCCACGCCACAGTGAAGATCATCATACGTGTCGCAGGCGAGGGTATGCCACTGTTTCAGAGTCTGACGCATCCTTTGAACCATTTTTCTAGGATATTCATATGATGGCTCGAAGCCTTCAAGGTCTTTCAGCACTTCACGCATTGGTAGCCTCCTTAATTACCTTTCATTGCTTGTATTCTCTCTACTTTCGCAATCAAATTTGATATTTCAACCGCAATTTTTTGATCTTTTCTGCCCGGATAATATTGATCTGAGTAGTACCTCTTCCAAATTTGTAGACTCTCAACGAGGGTTATCGGATCTTTATCGCCGTATGCTATAACTCTTGTATTTTCGAAATGACCGTATCCGTTGCAATATTGACAACTGTCTTCGCTTGAATTTTTCCCGGTGCCACTACACGGTCCACATTTCGTCAGCTCTTTCACTTCCTCAGCCCCCTCTCAAATATCATACCAAGTCTCTTCATCCTCTTCGTCGGGATGGTAATGAACCTCGTTCCAGCACCCCACACAGAGAGGATTCCCGTCACCATCGTGATACGTTATCGGGCTCGGCAGAATCGGTTTCTTGCAGAGAGAACAGATGTTGCTCATCGTTTTGGCCCCCTCTCAATCTCTCTCCCGCACAGTTGCAACACCAATCTGCCTGCCGCCTTGTGCATCCTGGCGGCGTCATCAGTCTTCGGCGGCACATGACGTTTCGCTATTTCAATCAGGTCTACTAGATCGCGGTGGATTTGGTCAAGTTCGCGTTGGGTGAAGAGACTCATGGGGCCACCTCCGGAAATTGTCTTGTGGATTCCATCTCGTCTTCAATCATCTTTTCCAGTTCAGGAGTTGATAGTTTTTCTATCTCTTGCTTCACCTTCAACACCCTGTTCAGCAGGTCAAAAATCTTGTCATTGCACTCATTCGGGCACATATGAAAGGCGTGGATCTGCGTAAGTGCATACTCAGCCTTCAGCAATCCATTTTCAGCATCATAAAGAAAATTTCCATATTGACTCACTGTTTTAACCCCCTTTCAAATGGAAACTGTCTCGTGGCTGTAATCTCATCACACACAATATTCACGCACGATTCGCCGTGGGTGTAGCAGTATGTCTCTCCATAATCCCCATACCTGATATCGTGCTCGATGATCATAGAGTTACCCCAAGACTTGAAAAAGAATGGCACGTCTGAGTATTGGCACTGTTCCCACAATCCCGTTATCCATTGAGGATTACACTCTCTCGCACCCGGTCCCGTTTCCCCACCTGTAACAATCCAGTCAAGCGGCTTGCATGAAACATTTGGTATCATCTGCCCACCATATCCAGGGCGATTGGATATCCCACAGCCCTCAAGCACGTTCATGGTAGTCCATTTGTCGAATTGAATTCCGGTGAGGTCAATCGGCCCCAACAACGGTTCACAACTCACGAACCTCACTGACGCAGGTATCTGCAGAAGGATCGGTATACGCTCGTCTGCTGTGCGCTGGTTTTCGGCTGTGACGCCGAGCCAGATGTTAGATGGCATCATCTCGCCCTGTGGCCCTGACTCAAACCACCATCCAACCATAGGATCGTCTGCTCCGAGTTTCGAGGCGATATTCTCAGGCCGCTTTGTCAACACCAGAAAAGTATGTTGAGAATAGGCTTTCATCAGCTCCCATACTCTCTGAACCCATGCAGCCGGTGCGTCTGGGTGAAAAAGGTCGCCCATACTGTTGACGAAAATGCGCCTGTGGTTCCTGAACTTGCCGGGGAAAAACTCTTTTGTTTTGTGCCAAGTCACTGCGAAGGGATTGTCTTTCGGATACCCACACCGTCCCGCCAGTCTCTTCGCCATCCGTTCGGCGTAACAGTTTTCACAGCCCTCCGACACTGGAGAGCATCCTGTTACCACATTCCAGGATTCATCACACCATTCAATCTTAGTTCCCATCAGCTTTCTCCTTTCATCTGTTCGCCTCGAAAAAGGCTCTTGCAAATCCCGCAGGAGTCACACTTCTAATCTCCTTCGTCTTTTCCGACGCCCCCCCTAGACAGCGCCACAGTTTACTCCCCTCTGTGGGCTCTACTGGCGTCACCTTCGGCTTCTTAAATTCGCCCCATAGGCACGTTCTCTTGGTATAGGGATCTCCATAATCACAAGGGTCGAAATACATCACCGGCGGCCCTATCCAATCTCTGAGGCACCCTATCGGGTTTTCGAGCGCCCAAAACACAGGCTTGTATCTCCACTGCAGCCGTATACAGGCGTCAACTACCGAAAGCGCCTCAATGTAATCCTGCTCTGAGCGTTCCCATCTCGCCCCTGACGCTGCGAACACCGTGCATGGAGGAGCAGCCAGTATTCCGTAAACATTTTCAGGAGGCTGGTAGAGTCTCACGTCCTGCGGTAGAGTGATGAGTCTAACATCATACCCTGCCTCGCGATAAGGTGCACTCCATGAGCCGGTGCCCCCACACAGGTCGAGTATGATTTTCTGCTCATCAAATAACAGGAGTTGATTCACACTGCCTCCTCAAATTCACTCAAATACCATCATTTGCTGCCCCGCAATATCCCGCACTTTTCCTTTCCCTGAAACCCACCATTCAAACCACTCTTCAGGGCTTGAATGCTTGACGGTCTTCCCCTCTGCGAGTCTGTTGGCATACGTCTTTTGAAACGCTCTGAGATAGAGTGCCGCGATCTTTGGCCATCTCTCTCTCTCTCTCTCTGCTGGTCACTCATCGGGCAGAGCACACAGCCGATCCGCTTCCATCCCTCGTCATAGAGAGGGCAATATGGCAAGTGCTGTTCACTGATATATTGCCATATCTCAGCTTCAGTCCAGTCGATAATTGGGTGCAAGTAGCGAATGTTGATATTTTTATAGCAGGTTTCGAAGTATTTTCTGCCGGCCCGTTGGTTGCTCTCTTGCCACCTCACGCCGGTGAGAACAAAGCCTCTCTCTTGTTTCCCCTCTTTCAGGACTCTACAGCAATACCGCTGCTGCCTGAGAGGAGGGCCGCTGTTCTTCTCAATAAGTTGCCACATATTCATATCAGGCCGCGAACGCTCGACATCGGCATGGTGCCTGTTGATGTAGCGAAGGAGTTCGGGAGGGTCCACTGTCGTGATATTGTATACGGCGCGGAACTTAACGCCCGACTTGATAGCCAAGTCCTTCAACACAATCGAGTCTTTTCCGCCACTGAAGGCGAGGATATAGCCTTCTGAAGGTTCGAAAGCCTGCAGGCGCTCTATCGCCATTTCCGTTTTACTCCGCGGCTCGAACATATCTAATTGCTGCATTATGACACCTCCTCAAATTCAAACGCAAGTTGCTGTGGCTCTGCCATCCACCGATTAAACACCCGCCGCGCCTCCTCAGAACACGCCTGGCAGAGGCTCACGCAGGGGTATGATGACACCTGCAGAATGAGGTGATCGAATTTCTTGCCGCACTTGGCACAGGGGCGTTTGGGGGTGGGTTTCATGACGCCTGCCTCCAGTCGAGGGGAAGAGTCAATGGCATCTCTATGGCGCTCTCTATCTCGTTGCCGTAATGTTGTAAATTTTTACCATAAGTATCAGTTTTTTTATGGCAATCATGACACAATGTTCTGCCGTTGTTGATGTCAAACCTTAATTCAGGAAATTTAGCAAAAGGCTTTATATGATCTGCTATTAACCTATCTTTGCTTCCGCACCAAATACATGTATAATTGTCTCTTTCTTTAACTGCTTTGCGCCATACTTTATACTCAATAGATTTCCTTGCTTTCTCTATCTCTGTTGTAATGCCGCCTTTCCACCAAGGATGCTTTTCTCCCCTTACCAGACATTCTATCGGAGGAACTGGAGGTTTTTTCCCCAATTTATAGAGTTTTTTAAGGCTTTCACTTATTTTCTTTTTGTTTTCTTCGGTTCTCTTCTTTCCCTTATTGTCTGGAATAAACTTTGGAGTTCTTCCTTTTAATGCTTCGCTTATTTTTCTCTTATGCTCTGGAGACATTGACTTTCTTTTGCATGCTCCTGTTGACATTTTATTAATTCCTCCACTTTAATGGTAATGTTAAAGGCATCTCTATATCGTTTATACATTGATTTCCCCACACGTCCCATCCGGCTGTTTTTTCCCTCGCGAACATCTCCAACTTTGGGACATCGGGATACATCATCTCAATCGCCATCTTCACACAGGCGGGCTTGTGGCTGTGTTGAAACTTCGGCGTTGGAAACCGAGGGGTAATGAGCGCCATCCCTATGCAGTCTGTCGCAGGTTTCAACGTCTCTCCTCTCGTCGCAAGAAGGCACACCTCGCCATTGCTCTTCGTGTAGAATCCGATCCCCTTGAATGGCGTCAGTGCAGCGGGGTTCAGTTTCAGCCACGAAAACCCACAGGTGCGATAAGTGAAGCCCCATGCGCTGATAGTCTTGAGCGCCTCGTTCAGCATCGGGAATACTGCCCACATAAAGAGCGTTGCATCAGGGGCGGCGATGTCACGCACTGAAAGCGCCTGTATAGCCTCATGACTCATAAGGGGATAGTGATGACATGCGCCTGCTCCCTGACGGGTTTTACCCCCGTCTTTTCGGATGAGTCGCCGGTCCTTGTGGGGCCACGGCGGATCTGCATAGATAATGGAATATTTCATAGCCCCTCCTTAAAATGGCACCTCGTCGCTCATCTCTGCTGCCTGCGCCGCCTGGTCAAACTGTTCAGGACCCCAGGAGGCTTCCTGTGTATGTGCCTCCTGCCCGCCGTTGCCGTTCTCGCTCTTGCGCCCGAGCATCTGCATGTTATTGGCGATCACCTCATAGACTTTGCGTTTCTGGCCGTCCTGTGTGGTGTAAGAGCGTGTAGCCAGTCGCCCGTCAATCAGGATGAGCTGCCCCTTAACAAGATACTGGCTGCAGATCTCGGCGAGCTTTTGCCAGGCGACTATCGGGATGAAGTCGGCCTCGGGATGGTCCTCTTTCTTGCCCTGGCGGTTGACTGCCAGGTTGAAAGTCGTGACTGCTTTCCCGGTCTGGGTGTATTTCGTTTCTGGCTGAGCGGTTACCCGGCCAACGAGAGTGATGTGGTTATAGCTTGACATTGGTTGCCTCCTTCGTATCTGCGAGTTTCTGCCATACCTCCTGGCAATTCTCGGCAAACTTACCTTTGCTGGTTACCGCGCAATAGGCGAGAGCTTTGGTGATGGTGTCTTTATCTGAGCGCTCCACCGTGATAACATCCATTCAACTCACCTTCCTTTCTTCTCCCCAGTTATGATTTTCTGCACAGGAAGCACAGACATAACCAGTTCCGTCCAAATTTGTATCAGACACCGAAATCATTTCGCTTTGCAGGCTTTGCCACTCGTCTATTGTTAACACCTTTCTTGTTCCGTCGTCCATTTGCTTTACGAAATCATCTCCGCATCTAACGCACCATAGATCTCCAACAGAAACAAGCTCACCGTCACCCCTGATAACGTCAACAGTATAGTTATTGAACTTTTTTGTAACGGCGCTATAATTGAAGCAATGCATATGCTGAGATTCAAAATATTCATGTATTGTGTGTTTTATAGATGGGTGGCACTTGTCATAAAGAAGAATTCCCTCTGAGTTTTCATTGTAATACTCGATATATAATTTCAACTGCCTCATTGCTGCCCCCATATCAGCTATATAAGACTTTACCTCTACTATTTGCGGGTAGTCGAATACACGATCAACGCAAAGATCTTCTTTCTCACAATGGATGTCGAGATTGTCTAAAAGAAAATCTTTTCGTTTCATTATCCTATATAATTCCGCTCCATTTTCTCGCATAAACGTCTGCTGTTTTTCTATAGTCCCGACAAAAGAAGCAGAAGATAATCCTGTTTCGTCTGAGCGCCACTCAAGCCTATTCCCTTTTATTTTTATACTTTTTATTCCCTTAAATTCTGCTTGCCGGAGTGGATGCTCCCAGGGTAAATCATCTCTTCGCTTTTTGGTTCTTTGAACCACCGAAAATATAACATCTGCATAGCCTATAGGATAATTCTTATTTTTTATAAGATGTTCCATTTTTACCGAGGTAGTTCCAACGGCATATTCATTAAATTGTCTTGCAAACTTCAACAACCAGGCTGGGTTTAGAAACTTCAAGCACATCTCCTGATGCTCCATCGTAGAGCTATCCGTATCGTCCCCTACTCTGATAATTTTAGGCTTCTTCTTTGCCATTTATACCCTCCTGTTAGTCATCTAACTTACATCCTCGCTCTGCCTTCTTCTCTTTCTCGTATTCAAGCCAGTCGTTCTTTTTGCCGGTCTCTGTGATATACTCCACGTGCTTTTCAGGAGTCCTGAAATTATGGTCTTCGCCCTGAAAGTAAATATCAGCTTTGTATTTTTTCTTTGCTTCTGCGGTCACGTCTGCTGCCCACTTCTTGTTTTCTTCGGAAAACAGCGATAAATGCTCTGCGGTCGATGGTTGTTGCTTGACTGGCAGGAGAGTTGCCCTGTCTATCTCAACCCCTGTGTTTACATCAATCATTTTGCCATTACTTTCAGTCTTGTAATGCCTGGGAATTTTTTCCATCATACTCCTTTCATACTGTTACTACATAACTCATACATATAAAGTAATGTTACACTTTTTACTTTAATGTTACACTTTTAAAATATATAGTGTAACACTTCTTTATATACTGCAACTAGGTATGTTACGATGTTACAATGTTACAGTAAAAATTACATTCGCACATGTGAGAACAAAATATTTTTATATATAGCTCCCTATTTTTGTAAAGTGTAACACCCCAAAAAACACCCTCAAATAGGCGTAACCATGCGGTGTTACATGTTACACTTTCACTTTCTGCACTTTTTTTAAAAACTGTAACAAAGTCAAAACCGTTCATTTCATTTTTCCTCCCGTGCGATCTCAGGAATCTGCTCTTTGGTATCAGGAAGATCTTTTTCGGAAAATATGGTTGAGTCTATTTCTATAACCCTTACCGTCTTGGGTCCACACCGTATCACAGAACTGCTTCCTATTTGATTTTTCTTACACCATCTCGAAAAGCCAGAATCGCTTTTAAGGGTTTTTGTCCATTGTGGGTCATATTTAATCTGGTAAAGGTAATCATATTTAAGGGCAACCACGCTTTCGTCTCCACATCCCCTCTTAACCCACGCCTGATAAGGCCCGAATTGTTCCCATGATGAGTTAATGTTCTTGTCGGAGAACCTCAAGAGAGAAGTGTCCTCTGTCCCTATTCTCACAACATGGTTTATAATTTCAGAGATCCGCTGCCTCCCTGAACAGTCCTGTTTTATGCTCTCCCTGGTGGCTTTTGCTAGTTCTGTAATCCTGTTTTCAATCAACTCCGCAGTGTTGTCTTTGAGATGTGGACGAAGTACAGTATTGAGAATCGCCATAAGTGGAAGGTAAAGATTTTCCGTCCTGTTATTAGTGATGTGACAGTCAACATATGCCTTTATTGCGGGAGCGTATGGTATAAGGGATGTAAGTAATCCTGTTACTGTTGTATTTCGTAAGGGTCTTATCTTGTGAAGCTCAGTCATTACAGGCTCATCTCCATCTGCCGGAGGAAGCAGATCGAAGAGTAGAAAACGAGAAGAATCCACCTCGTCGATATAAATGTGAATTCCAGAGAGAATTGTGGGAGGGTATGAATCATCGTTGTGCCAATTCCCTCCGCGAAGCTTCACCTCCCCGCCGCCAGCAGCTCCCCGGAGAAAATCTAGTATCTTTCCGATCCTGGCACCCTCCTGGTCCATCTCGCCCTCGTCAAGCACAAGGCAACAATGAGGATATCCGCGCATAAGCTTCTGAATGCCAGAAACGGTGCTATCACTCTTCGCCCTTATCGAGTGAGGAATGAGGCCATATCCCCTATACAATGGATCTCCCTCATTGGTGGTGGGTGTGGCAATAAGGCAGGTAAGAGCTGTCTTACCCGAACCTGTCCCTCCTGTTACGATGGCATGAATCTTCTGTCCTACACACTCCCAGATTGAGAGATACATCATATAGAGGGTGAATATCGAGGGATCTGTAGAAGGATTTACCCAATTGAATTTTTCGGCGATAGATCGAATTCCATTGAATACTAGAATAGGATTGGTAAAGACCTTATCAGGAGTAACTTCATAACTGTCACCGCTTCTTATGCTTATCCTGTCGGATTTAACCAAAGAACGATTAACTATTTCCCATATTCCATTACTCCCTGTGATGAAAAATCTGCTTCCCTCAACACTTAATCCTGATATAGGTGCGTTGTGAGGAAGAGTTTCTATAAGTTTTTGATACGCAATAGGAGAAAAATCTTTAAATAAAGAAGGCATTCCACGATTTTCAATCGTGTATTTCGTGCCATCTTTCTTTGTCTTTACTGCCTCAATGGAGAATAACTTTAGGTTTTTAAGAACTTCATCATTGAATGCTTCTTTAAATGCCGCTTTTGGAACAAATCTATTGAAACGTGTTGAGAATATACCATCATCAGAACAAAATGCAAATTGATAATACTTCTGAGCATCATCGGAGATAATGGTAGACGCTGGCTTCATCTTATCCAGGTCAATTATTGCCTGCAGATTAAGCCATTCTTTAACCTTTAATGCGCTTTTCTCTCCCACAATATCTTTAAATGTAGGAAAACCTGTAATATTCTTGTTTTCTTTATATTTAGCATAAGTCTCTATTACATTTTTAAATCTTGCTTCAGGCTCTTCGTCTTCACATACGTGACATACTTGACCGATAAAATCAAGTGCTTCCGATATGTCTTTACCGCAGTACGCATATGCGCCTGCTATAGCCTGAGAGAGAGCATTTCTTGCTCCCTCTTTCCAGAAACCAGAGAAGATCGTTATAACCGCAATGAGACATACTTTTCTTTTAAGTTCATTGAATGATACTTTTGCGGGCTCAAGAGATCCATACCATTTGATTTTTTGGAAATCTGGCCGTATAGATGGAGGGCATGCTGTCGCCCTATTCTTCGATCGGATCTCTATTATCATAGATTCGTTGTCAGGAAGCTCTGGGTGATTTAGTTGCACAAGAGAGGAATCTTCACATATATACCACCAGTGAGATTCCGGTCTGCTGTCGTATCCGCTCTTCATTTTTGTTTCGGGAAGAAATGACGGGGCTATTTTGAGCGCAAAGTCTGAATCTATATCCACATCGGTCAACCACATTGAGCCTTCGCCCTTCAAGTGAAGTCCGATATTGTTTCCGTTGTTAAAGTATTTGGGAATATCATTAATGCCGAGGTCAAAAGTATTCCAGCCCTTTGCCACGGGCCTAGTCTTTCCCTTTGGCATATACATCAACTTAAAGCCTTTTTGGGCGTAGAGTTCTGCAAGTTCTATAATACTGAGAGAGTTGAGGTCCATACTATTCAACTCTCACCCCCGCATCGCAATCTTGCCATATTAATCCTCCAACTATTTCTTTCAATTTTACAACTATTATTAGTGCTTGTCAAGTGCAAGTGTAACTATACAACATAATTACGGTGTGTTATAATTGCACTATGAAAAAGTCACCTACACCCACAACCTCAATCACTATCAGGATTCCTGACGAGATCAAAAGTCGTATTGATGAACTGGCTGCAAAAGAAATCCGGTCCATCAACAATGAGATAATTTTCCTGTTGACTTTTGCTCTTGATAATATTCAAAAGCCTGTTGCAAAAGGGAGATAACAAGGGAGTTATAACTCTTACCCTGCTCTCTCGCCATCTCCTTGACATTGCTATGCAAGCCCTCTGGTATCCTCACGGTGTATGGAATCATCTCGCCTTTCACTTTTTCTCATCTCCCTTATACGGACATCCCTCAATCGACAAGCAACTCTCCCCACAATCCGGACACCTCTCAGTCACCCGCCGAGCCTGGGTCTTACCGCCCACTCTCTCTGACCTGAAATGAGGCACAGTGTACCCCATCTGGGCGTTGTATCTCTGCCAGGCATCGAGTTCTTCGGGTTCCAACGTTTTCTCCAGCCACTCATCGAAGTCACCAGGCTCACAGGCAGCGAGCTCCTGTGCCTCCATCGAGCAGTAGAAACACATCTTGTCGGTGGTGTCGGAGGCACTGAATGGCTCACCGCAACTGTTGCAAATGTTACGCAGCGCTGTGGACATGACACTCCTCCCCTGCGAAAGTCACTCTGTTTACGCCGCCGCACTGTATCCGCTTGCATCTCCCCGCCGCTGGCGTGAGTGTATCAGTCTGATACCAGGATTCACAGGCCTTCCCGCAGGTCTTGAGCTCACGCTGCAGAGCAGTGAGCAGCGCCTGGGCTTCTTTCTCCGCTTCACTGCCATCTATACTTGATATGCTGGAGAGGCGTGGCATCACTATCTCTTCCAGTCGTTTGAGTTTTTCAGATGTGGTCATTATTGTCTCCTTTCAGAACGGTAGTTCATCGGCTTTGGAGGTTATGCCAGCCTCGACAATATGCGTTGCCTCCATGTCGGCCAAGTAGAGAGCCATCAGAAGTGGAGCCTGCTTGACCGCCTGGGCATATATCTGGCCTGTCTGAAAGTCTGTGGTAACGCCAGGAGTCCAGGGACCCATGTGCCAGCGTATAGCCAGCGCCTCCTCCTCTGTGAGTTTGATGTATTGACTAAGAAGCCATACACTTTTCTCTCCGTGCCCCATAGGGCAGTAGGTCTGGATGGTTTCCCAGGTATCATATTCCTCCCAGATAGGTTTACCCTTATAATCTGTGAGGAAATTACCCGCAGAATCCTGTGTCTTGCGGCTTCTCTTGGTTTTCTGGTATTGATTGACTTTTGCAATGTCATGGAATAATCCACATATAGCCAGGCTTTCAGGATTCTCTCCAGGGCACTGTTCCCGCGCTCTTCTCTCGATCACTGAATACACGTTTGTACTGTGCTCAAGAAGGCCGCCCTCGTATGCCAGATGATGTGCCGAGGAGGCAGGAGCAGTGAAGAAGTCTGTGGATTCGAGGTAGGACATGAGCCTGTCTCTGCCTTCACGCTTTATGTAGAGCTTTACGATAGTAATGAAGTTTTCTTTCATGCTGTCTCCTTTCATAAGTAAGCCACAGAGCCAGGAGGAGGGAACACCCGGCTCTGTGGCGGGGTAAATCATGCTGCCTGTTGAGCCTGAATCTTCACTGCGAGAGCTTTTCTACGATCTATCTCGGCGGCTCCGCATTTATCACAGTAGCAAGCACCAAGCCTTGCCTTGACGAACTCGGCCTTCAAGGTGCCGTCACCCATATACCCTATGACTTCGGCTCCGCACGTCACGCAAGGGGGAAACTGAGGGTCCTGTGCCACCGCCTCACTGATCGTGCCTTCCAGGCTTCTGAGGTACGCCTCCTCATCGGCGATTCTCTTGGCTCTCGCCGCCTCTTCCTCAGCCTGCTTCTTGACTGTCTCGGCTGCCGCAACCTGAGCGTCCACAGTGGCTTTGATCTTCTCTGCTACTGCTTTTGCGTGCTCCTTCTTGGCACAGTCCTCGCACATTGGATAGCCGTATTTCTTGGTGGTGTAATCATAGAGTGAGTACTTTTCCTCTTTGTATTCGAAGATTTTTCCGGTAATGTCGGCACCACAAGGCTTGCAATTGACGTGTGCGCCACCGTCTTTTATAGCCTGGGCTCTCTTGGCATCCTCGGCAGCCTGGTGCTCCCTGCAAAGACTTACCTTGTATTTGCCCTGCGAGCAGCGCCACACTGCCTCACTGATCACCACGTCACACACTCGGCAGTGGTATACATCTCTCGGCTGCTCATGGAGTTCCTCGCCGTAGAGTTGGGTCGAGGGCGGCGGGTCCTGGTGAGTGTCCTGAGTTGCTGACTTCTCGGCAGACTTCTGCGCAGCAGACTCTCCAGTATTGAGCCAACCTATGAACTTCTCCCATACTTCAGTCCCTGGCTTTTTTACCAGGACTCCATCGAGAACACTGCAGCGGGTCTTGCTTACCGAGAAATTATGATCAAGATCCATATCTCCGATAAGGTCGAATTCATACTCCACGCCGCTCCGCTGAATAGGCTCCATACCGACTTTGCGAGGAACCTGCTTGCCTTGTGAGTTAGCCTCAAGGACATATTCCATCTTGGTCCTGAGCGTCACAATGATGTGCCCAGGGTAGAGAAGAATGGTGTCAATTAACTTGTTTTGTTCCGGAGTAGCTTCCCCCCATGCCACGAACTTATTATCTCCACCTCTGGTCTTTTTCTTCGCTATCTGATCTACCATTTCCAATACGCCGCCTCGGGCGAACCAAGCGTGAGAGAGACTGTCGATCACAAGAACTTTGTATCCCTCTCTTGCGGCTCCATTGATAGCAGCGATGTATTTTTCAGGCGCAAATGGGGTAAGATCTCTGGGGTCTGTGCCGAGCTCCACCTTGTCGAAGGCGAAAATGTCGGCATACAGTTTTGCCGAACCTCGTTCAGTGTCGATTACCGCGAATCTGCTGCCCTCCGAAAGGGCTGTTGCGAGACTGAAAGCTGTATAACTTTTTCCGCTGCCTGTAGGTCCATTCAGACATACGCGAGACTTTATTTTTTCCTTTACTGCTGGTTCAAACATTGATTTTCCCTCCTGTTTTCTTTTTCGCTCCATATAGGAGCACCAATCCCCGTAGCTTCCTGGATGAAAACTCACTCTTCATCCTCCTCCTCTTCCTCATCAGCCTCACAGTCTCTGCTGTCCCACAGCGCCTCAAGTCTGTCATACTCAGCTGAGAGATAGAACCTGTCTGCCGTGAGGGCCTTGTGAGCCTCTGCATCTGCGTCGTATAACCCTACGTTTGCCATAATTCCCTCCTCTTGACATCTCTTACCGTGTTGAGTACAATAAGAGAGTAGTTAGATTTTTTCGAACTTGACCGCTATGAGTTCCAGCTCTGGCGGTCTTTGCGTTTCGCCCGGAAGATCAGCCAGTAAAAAAGAACGGCTAAACCCCCGTAGACTGTCCAGATAATTACTGCTTCTGTGCAATCACTCCCCATGGATCACCTCCCCTCTCTCAAT